TGTCATTAATGAGCTGAATTCGACTTTGGCTATTCCGCTTCGTTGGGATTAACCTGCATAAAAAACAGCCTTTTTGTATACACGTTTCAGTGATGTGTATATAATTGGGCTTTTTTATTGCGCATGACTTGCGCATTATGTGTGTACATGTATAATAAGGGTATTAAAACAATTTGATGAGGAGCATAGCGAATGAGTAAAAGTAGAGCGGAATTGAAGCTGTTAAGGCATGTAAGAGAAGAGTTAGTTAAGGGAGTCGAAGAAGCTGATGAGGCATGGAATGAAGCTCTTAATGCATACTGTGAAGCTGATAAGGCACAGTGGGAGGCTGATAAGGCAAGGTATGAAGCTAAAAGGGCATGGATAGAGGCTGATGAGGCATGGCATGAAACTAGAAAAGCATTAAAACAATTTGATGAGGAGCATGACAATGAATAAAAGTAGAGAAGTTAAAAAAGCTGATAAGCAAAATAAGAGAGTTTGATAACGGCATATGGCCCGATGATATAGGGAGAATTATAAAAGAGGTAGAGGATAGTTAATATGCCAAATGTAAACATAAGCCTAAGCAATGAGGTTATTGCTCTAGTTGATGAACAGGCGAAAAAAGAGCTGCGGAATCGATCGGCTCATATCGCAGAACTAATCAAAGCAGAAGAAAAGAGGAAGAGATGATGAATATAGATATGATGGATTTTTTAACGGATGAGCAAATTAAAGAAAGTTCTTAAGTAATCACCGCTCATAATTTAAATAAACTTTACCTGACCATGTGGTCTTATTTGAAACGAGGCAAACCTTAAGTCCTCATTATGGGAGTGTGCTTTTATAAATTGTTAGAGTAGCGAAAAAACAATAATAGCTGATGAACTTAGCCGTCAATTTGTTATTATGTGCCTCAAAGGATTAATTGCCCTTTGGGGCTTTTTGGGTGCCTGACCATTGGATGACAACAAAGTCAGTAGAGCGATTTTTTTGTGTTCCTTTGGTTAGGATTTAATTTAATTAAGGAGTAGGGATAAAATGAACGAATTATACACAAATAAAAAGTACTTACCTGATTTATTAAGCGGGGTATTTTTACTACTGGTCGTTGGTGTCATCTCGTTTGTATTTGGACATTGGAGAGGCGGTGATTTGGTAAGGAAAGAGGCTTTAGAGAAGGGTTATGCCGCTTATGATGATGGGTTCGCGTGGAAAAGTAAACGAGCTATAGAGAGAGGTCAAGGGAATGAGTGATTATAAGACTATAAATGGAATAGTTAGTAGAATGTCAGAGAAGCATTGCGGTTATACTCAAATGAGTACACGGTCTATCCAAATGGCACTAAACAGCTATGAAAAGAAAGTCAGAAAACTCGAAAAAGAAAACGCAGAGTTGAGGGAATTCTTAAGTGAAGTAAGAGGTGAGCTCCATAGGATGATGGTTGATATTCCAGTTAAATATCAATCTAAGAAGTTCTTAGGCATATGTCAAGATATAGGTTATTTAGAGTCAAAAGAATTAGAAGGCGGTGAGTGATGGCCGTAGTACTATAGAGCATAACCAAACGATAAAGAGAGAAAAATTATGGGACATAGAATAACACAAAGAATACACGAATGCAGTCAATGTGGTAATATACCCGAAGATGGAGAATATCTGTGGTATATGGGGGAAGAAATATGGTGTGAAGAATGCTGTGACAAGGAAGAAGAGGATGATGAAGAAGATTGTGAATAATTTTATTCTTTTTTATACAATGCCATTGTGCGTTTTAATGCACTCTAACTAAACGATAAGGAGAGAAGGAATAGTTAATCCGTATAATTACGAAAATGTAACAACTTGGAGGTGGTTATGAAGTATTTAAAGGATTGGGGGGTTGATGAGTGGAAGAGATTAGAGATAAAAACAAGACGGGATGCCGCCGATTTATATTATAAGCCTTATGAAGTAAGTGGCTTTGAATTTAAGGTCTTAGAAGAGACTATAGAAGATGATGAAGGCAGTGTCCTTAAACGTGTCGTTGAGGGGGTTGCTTATTTTGATGGCTTAAGGCATGTTACTTTTGGTGATGAAGATGGCTATACTTATTACCCTGATCCAAATCTATTAGTTGTAGTGTTTCAGACCTTAGCACTTTTAGAGAAGAATTTTTGTCAAGAGGATCAATTATGAGTGAATATAATAAACCCGGTCAACCAACATTATATAAAGAGGAATATAATGAGCAAGTTGTAAAGCTTTGCCTATTAGGGAGTACTGACGAGGAGATAGCAGATTTCTTCAATGTTTGTGTCGCTACTATTTATAATTGGAAGTTAATTCATCCTGAATTCTTAGAGGCCATTAAAAAAGGAAAGCAAAAAGCTGATAGTGATGTTGCTAAATCTTTATATCAAAAAGCACTTGAGGGAGATTCCACAGCAATGATATTTTGGCTCAAAAATAGGAAGCCGGATAAATGGAGGGATAAGCAGGAAATTAAGCAGGAAGTTGACCTAAGAACAATCACCATAATAAACGCAGACAAATAACCTTGGAGCAATAGATGTTAGATAAAGACGAGTATGAAGCAATTCAAAAGAGAGAGAAGCAGAAATTAACGCAAGCCAAAATCAAGAAAATGGGTATTACTTGTGGTAATTGTAAGCACTACGGTAAGATGGGTGAAAAGGGTGAGAGATTACCAGTTACTGAAAAGGGTTTAGATATGTGCTTTAAGACTTACCCTAATGTATCAGGCCCGATTGGATTGAGAGGTGCAAGAGCTAACAACTCTAAAGAAATGTATTGCGGAATGGCTGGCAAGTTCTTTTATCCTAAAAATGATGAGGCTGCTGGAATTAAGGATCGTGAAAAGGAGAAGGCGCGATTAAAGGCTGAAGCTAAAGCTGAGTTAAAAGCTGAAATGGCTGCTGAGGCTAAGAAAGCCAAAGATGCTGAACCTGCTAAGCCTGGAGATGAAGAGTTGCCGATTCAGAAGAGTAAGAAGTCTAAGCCGGGCGAGGGGTGATGAGAACTCTTGATGAAATAGGTAAATAACTCTAGGCCGTCCTTAACTGGGTGGCTTTTTTCGTTTTACGCGATTATCTGTCGCATAAAATTGATAGCATATGATAGCACCTGATACTCTCATATACTGTCACTTACTATCAATGTTGATCTATCGTAAAAAATGGTACTTGACACGATTTGACACACTAAATTTCACCCGCTATGATTTTGGGGAGAGGATGAGAGGTGAGGGGCTCAGGATCTTGGATTTGGATATAGATACAGATACAGATACTAACTAACATTCTTCGTATACATTCATAGACTTAACAAACTAACAGGATATAATCATGGCAGAGAAGAAGGCAACCAAGAAAGTAACCAAGAAAGCACCAAAAGTAAAAGCTGTTGATAAGAAGGAAGAAGTGAAAATCCCTTATATTGGCGCTACATTGCTTGAGGCGGATAAGATGTACAAGCTTTCAAATGTTCAGAGAGCGGCATTAAAGCCCAAAGCGACCAGTATTTCTACTATTGCTGAAGAAGTAACAGGCGCAGAACTAAATAAGATGCTCAAGAGGATCAAAGCAACACCAGTTTCACTTGGCATAGTAAAGTAAATAATTAATTCCTTGGAGGGTTTAAATTATGATTAAAGCAAATAAGAATTGTTATGGTGATGGATTTCTTTACGAAGATGGCGAAGTGGTATCACCTTGTCATTGTAAGAAGCCAGATCTAAAGCCGGGCGCTATCAATGAGTATAATGATAATTCTATAATACCTTGGGATAATGTTGTGGATTCTTTTAAGGATGAGATGACTGCCATTAAGAAACCAAAACGCAAACGGCACATACTGAAGCGTAAGAAGCGGGCCTAATGGCTAATGTCGACATAGAAGTAACCAAAAACTTCAACTTCCTCAGGAGCCTGCAAGATAAATTCATTGCGATTCTTGAGGGCTCGACACGTTCAACTAAGACCTATTCAATTATTCAGCATTTGATTATCGATAAGTGCCTGGCTGATCCCGGTCATGTTGTTCGTTGCTTCCGTTTTGACTCTGTTACTCATAATAAGACCACCATCAAAGACTTTAAAGAAATCATGCTGAAGATAAATGCATGGGATTTAGGTCGATGGAACGGCACCGATAAAGAGTTTAAATTTCATAATGGCTCATTGTTTGCGTTTGAAGGTACAAGTAATGAACAGAAGCTTCACGGTTGTAAGCAGCATACAGCATGGCTTAATGAGGTTATGGAGATTCCAGCTGATGCCTTTGCGCAAATATCCTTCAGGACTAGTGATAGAATTATTATGGACTTTAACCCGTCTTTTAATCATCATTGGGTATTCTCTGAGGTAATGACACCTGATCGCGATGATTGGGCCTATCAACACTCAACATATAAAGATAACTCATTTCTAACACCTCAACAGATTCGATCTATTGAAAAGTATGAACCAACTACAGCCAATAAGAAAGCAGGAACAGCTGATGCTTGGAAGTGGGACGTTTACGGACTTGGTAAGCGTGGTAAGATTGAAGGTGCTGTATTTGATTTCTTTGCTACTACTGACTTCTTTCCTAAGCGTTCTATGTGTCAGCGATGGGGAATGGGCTTAGACTTTGGTTTCTCAATGGATCCAGCAGCACTAGTTGAGTGTGCATTATTCCAAGATTGCTTGTATTTGCGCGAATGGATCTATGAAACTGGGCTAATTACCACACCAAATATAAACTATCCTAATGAACCGAGCATTGAAGGCCATTTAAGAGAGCTTGGTATTGATGGAGATGTAACTATTTATGCTGATTGTGCAGAAGCTAAGAGTATTGCAGACTTACAGTTATCTGGATTTAATGTTATTCCGTGTAATAAGAGTAGTGCTGGAACGGCAAACGGCTCAATATTACATGGTATAGACCTGATGAAGCAGCGAAAGATATTCTTGTATCAAGGCAGCTCCAATCTTCAGCTTGAGTTTGAGCATTACCGCTGGAAGAAGGGCGTTGCAGGTGGCTTTACACGTAAACCAGTTGATAAAGATAATCATTTATGTGATGCTGCTCGTTATTGGTGTTTAGCTGAACTCCAGC